CTGGCGTTGGCTCTCCAGCCATCCAGGAGGCCGGGAAGTATCGCCTCCCACGACGCAACTCCGCTCCAGACAGTAAGTGCACGACGTCCTGGACGAGCGGTCTGATCAAATCCGCCATATCCAGCGGAAACCTGCGCCAGTCCATCACCTAGAAGGACTCGCAGAGATTTCCCAGCTTCGATAGAAGACAGTGTGAAGTACTGATTCGGAGTTGGCTTGGAAGGATCAGGCTGAACCGGAGCCTTCTTGGGAGGATTCTTCGGCTTATGCTTGAGCTGTGCCATTACGACCGAGCCAGTCTATCGTCACGAACTTGAGAGACGGCTTCTGCGATCTTCTTCTTGTCGAGATAGATCTGAGTAGTAACCATGCTCGGACCGCCAACGTTCTGAAGAATGCTACCAGGAGAGTTTGCGGCCTGCACCTTTGCATTCGGAGGTAGATACAGGATCTCTGGACCCATCTCTCCTACGAGCGTCGGTCCACTGGCGTATCCGCCAGTCTGTGCATGCCCAAGATGGACTGGAGCCATCCTCTTTTGCTGAGGTGTCATCTTGTTGCCCTTGGCTCCAGTAAACCATCCGTAAGCAGTCTTAGCCCATCCGATGGCAGTCTTCGCCCATCTGATCACACTCTTGAGATCTCTGATGATGACAGAGACAACAGGAATTAGAATATGCCTGATCACTCCAGCAATCAGATCGAATACAAGCTTCAGAGCAGGACCCCAACCCTTCAGAGCAGTCCAGAGATTCTGGAAGAACGGACTGATGTACTTATTCCACCACACCATGAATATCGGATATCCGACAGTCACAATCCAGTGCCAAAGCTTCTTCAGTTCCTGCCAAGTCCAGTCAACAGCAGTCCTGAACCACTTCCAATGAGCGTATGCATAGATGGCTGCCCCTGCAATCGCCAGGACAGCACCGACGATGATAACACCCCACGGCCCGAATGCAGCGCCCATAGACAGAAGCTCTAGAATTATTGGGGAGAGCAAGATGAATGCAGCAATTACCTTGATGAGAAGCTTCTGTCTACTCGGAGAGAGGCCATCCCAGAACTTCAGGAAAGCCTTCACAATATCCCACACAGCGCCACCAACTTGCACCAGAAGCTTGCCGATGTCTGTAAGATCCTTCTGGAAGCCTTTCGACTGCAAGAAGTTCTGCATGTCAATCAGGAATGTCTTGATCTGCGGCTGGAACCTACGAATAAACTTTCCAGCCGCCTGATCGAACGAATCCTGAACGTTACTCCACAAGCCTCCGATTGTCTTGAAGGACTGTGCCCTTGCTTGTCCATGGTAGTGACCGAACATCCAGTCCATGAGAGCTGGGATGGCTACATCAGAACTAACGGCTCCAGCACGCAGCGCTTTCTTCAATTGTGCCGGAGTTAGATGCAGAGCATTCTCCAAGATCTTGTAAGACTGGAGACCTGCATACGAGAGCTGATTCAGCTCCCTCGAGCTAACACGACCTCTGGCCTGAATCTCGCCAATCGCCAGGATCATGCGATCGAGAGTAGTGTTCCCTCCACCCAGTGCTGCTGCTGCATCACCGATCGTCTTGATAGACTTCAGAGCCTGAGGAGCACTGAAGCCAAAGGCCATCAGACGACGTGTACCCTCTGTGATATTTCTGATGTTGAACGGAGTGGTAAGAGCAATCTTGGCTAGAATGTTCCAAAGATTAGTGGCGGCGATTCTACTTCCGCCAAGCATCTTCTGGAACCCAACCATTGTTCTCTCGCGAAAAGCTTCGAAGCTAATGCCTGCCTTCAAGAAGGCAGCAACTCCTAGAGTTCCATCGAATAGGACAGTCGATCGGAATGCAGCCATCCTTCCAGATAGACCACCCAGACCACGACCGATAGACGAGAACGCTCTGCTCCAAAGTCGAGATGAGTTCGTAGAAGCTCTCTTCGAACTCTTCTCGACTTCATTGAGCGACTTCGACATAAGAGATGCATCACGAACGAACTGCATAACACCAAGCAGCCGTGTTCTGATGCTGATGTCTTCATTGCTCGCCATGATTCACCTCCTGTGACTAGTTCTGTTAGCTGCTGAATATCTTGCCAACAGCGTTTGCAATCTCTATCGCCAGATTCTTGTCCTTCTGGTGAGAGAACTCTAGAGCGTAGTCGAGAACTTCTCTCCAGAATACTAGATCAGCCGGACGTTGTGCGTTCGCTAGTTCTCTCACCGGAAGTCCTAGCACTGACGCCAGTGCTAGAGTCTTCGCGAGTGAGATTACCTCACTTCCCCCGAGAACACCTCCTGCGCATCTCCAGCGCTACCAGCTGTCCAATCGCTCAGATTCTGATAGGCTGCCATCACAGCCAGATCGTTGATGAAGACCTTTCTGATCACCTTGCGTGCGCTGAGATTCGGATCATTTGAATCACCGATCTCAGGAAATATGTCCACGAGATAGATATCGAACCGAGGGACCTGGCCGTCTGTCAGAGTGACCAGATGGCCGTCGCCTAAGATATCTTTCCCGTAGATTCCTACGCAGGAGTCCGCCAGTGAGTCGCAAGCCATCCAAAGCTCACGACGCGGATCCTGCGAACGCTGGGTGCGGATCACCTGCCTGCGCTGGAACTCGAAGTCCAGGGGCTTGAAGACCGCAACAAGTTCTCCACCAAATCCAGGGATAGCGATCTCTAGACGACGATCTTCCTGGACTTCAGAGAACTTCTGACGAGCACGCTGAAGGATCGATTCTGCACTGGCGCCCGCTGCGTTCTGGGTGAACGCAGCGGGCTGTGCACCATTCTCCTCCCCAGCTTCCTGCTGGAAGTCCTGCTCTTCCATTGGTAGCTACCTTTCTCCATCCACCTCCCGTTAGGCGGGAGCTGCTGTTCCGACAGAGGAGACCGAAATCTCCATGCCGAGCAGTGCGACGTCGGAAGACGTCGAATCGTGTTCCGGCGGCATCAGCTGCTTGAGCGTTCCCTGGTAGACGAAGGAACGTCCGAACGCGATTCCGTCCTGATCGAGTGGCTGCTTGGTGACAGTCACTCCTGCCTTGCCAACCGCAGCGACCAGCTGATCGATGATGCTGACGAATCGCGACGATTCGTACATCACCTGGACGGTGAGGTTGTTGGTCGTCACGGATCCGCCGAGCGAGATCTGAGGCTTCATTCCGCCTGGCAGATACTTCAGCTCGTTGGAGTCGATCTCTCCTCCTGTTGCCTGATCGACGATGCCGATTGCAGGCCCGATGCCTGGCCAGTCGACCGACACAGTGCAGGAGTACATGTCCTTACGCATACCGCCCTGTCGAGCCATGTGTCCTCCTTCCTATGCCGCGACGGCCAGTGCCTGATCGGTCGCCACCTTGACGATCTCGATCGACACAAGCTCGGAGTACGGGGAGACCCGGATGTAGACGACAGCATGGAGCTCGTTGTTTGCGAGCGTTGCCGGGGTGTTCACAGACGGACCCACGTCCACCTGGAAGGAGTCCTGTGGGTTCTGTCCGTAGATGAGACCCTGGTTGTAGAAGGCCATCATCGCGCCGGTGATGTCACCAGCGAAGTGCGCGATCTCGATCCCCTGACCATCCATGATCCGGAACAGATGGTTCTCTGCGACAGCCTCGCAGACAGCGTAGACCTTCATGACGACACGAGGAGCCTGGATCGAGACCCAAGCTGCCTCGGACGACATGGTGCGCCAGCCATACGCCATGACGACACCGTTCACAGCACGAACGGTATTGACACCCGCTGCCATGAGAGTGTCGCGAGTGTCGCCGAGATTCGTCGGAGTCCTGATCGATGCCGCTACTCTTGAGACTCCGTTGTTGCCCGCAGCTGGCTGATTGCCGATGTTCTCGTTTCGGCCTATCATCCCAGCTTCGATTGCAGACCACGGAATCGCCCGTGCTGCGACTCCTGGATAGAGAACGCAGTTGGCCCACGGAGCGAAGATTGCTGCGTAGCGAGCAGCCTTCGCATCTGTGCTACGGATCGTAGACACGATCGTCGTAAGTGCACTGGCGTTCGCTCCGTCTGCTCCGTCGCAGAGTGCAAAGCGATTGTTTGCCAGTGCGTGATCCGCCAGCGCCTGGGCCACAGTGGGCTGGCCAGGAGCAGCAACCTGACCAGGACCAAGTTCCGGTCCGAATGCAGTGAGGGCTGTCTGCCACTGCGTCAGAGTGATGTTTGATGCATCGTCCGCGCCACCGGCAAGACTCGCCTTGGTCAGAGCCTTCGGAAGCGCTGTGCTGCTGGTTGCCAGATCGGTGATGTCGATCGTGTTGTCGTACTGACCCCAAGTCAGCAGATCGCTCTTCGCCGTGACAGGTCCAGACGAGGTGATGAGGCCGCTGGCGTCGTAGACGTTGACAGTCGTTGTCTGGTTCGGCGCTGTGCCAGTGACAATGACTTCTGCCTGCAAACCATTGCCATAAGACCCTGGTCCTGCGGCAGCGATTGAGACACCAGCATCAGAAGCAGCCGGAAGTGCTAGCGAGGCTGCAACTGCTCCCGGACCTACCACTCGCGAGAGGTAGAGCATGTAGCCACCTTCCGAAAAGTAGGCAGCCACCGAGTCGAGCAGGGTATTGTTCTCCTGCAGCGTCCCGTACTTGGAAACAGCATCCGAATACGAGTAGACACGCTGAGCGCCGAGTGCGCCCTTTGTTGTCGTACCCGCAAAGAATGCGGTGCCCGTGTCAGTCGGGTAGCCAACAGGCGGTGCACCGTCGACGACCGAGACTTCCACTCCTGGTCTCACGCTTCCCTCCTTCCTTCAGTTTGAAGTTACCATGATGTCAACTTCTATCCCAACAAGCTCGGCAGGAAGGCCGATCGGCCGAGGACTCGGCAGATCAGTGCCTTCGATTGACGAAACGAATCCAACAGCTCCCATTGCGAGAGATCTGCGGGAGTCGCTTGTGAGATATTGGTATTGCTCTCCAACCCACTCAGTCTGTGTACAAGCTCCATCACAGCCTGGAAAGTCTACGATGCAAGCCCTAATGGCATAACACCATAGACGACAAAGGTCATGGACCGCTTCTTTCGTTTTAGCTGTGACTGCAACACCGACCAGAATATCCCAGCTAATGTTCCATCTCTTGGAAGTTCCGCCACCCTTCTTGAGCGGAACTTCAGTGATACCAGGAGACACAATCACCAGAGCTGGAAGCTGGTTCTCCACGAAACGATCGAATGTTGCTGCTCTCGTGATTGACTTCGGCACTGGCGCAGGCACGGAGAAGCCTGCATCCTGATATGTCGAGTCGATGTACATCTGGAGATTCTTCTCGAGAGTTCTAACGTATCCAGATTCGACACGAACAGCGCTCGGATACGTTAGAGGGCCAGTGCTTGCTATACTCACGAGAATGTCCAAGTCTTCGTGAGCCTACCCTGACGAATCCACAGCAGCATGATCCGAGCAATTCTTGCTCTATCCTTCGCACGCAACTGAAGGATCATACGCTGTGGCATACGAGAAGTTCCGTCCTGGTGAAAGCGACCGTAGTATACAGTCGATCCCCAAACTAGACTCTCTGGTGTAATTTCACGAACAGACTCGCTACCACCTTCTGTCAGCGAGCGGAACAGGTGATCTGTCGCTCGAAGCATACCACCACTCATGCCGCTACGAGACTTCTTAGCGATAGTGTTCTTCGAAAGATCTGGCCAAGGATCTCCTCCTTGGACTCCTTCCGAATCAAACTGTCCTTTGACTTGTCTTGCGAAGAAGTCTGCAATCCTTTCGAATGCAGGCTCAGCGTGCTTGGCGTGCTCTCCCATGTTCTGGAACATTCGAGCATCTTCAATGATGCCGAATGCTTCGAACTGAATGGAGAGTTCTTCTGCCATTACGTCTCGTTGCTCGTGACAGTTTCACCGAAGCTTGGATCGTACCAAATGCCACGAGTGCTTTGCTCAATCGGAACAGTCACTGGCGGCGCTAGCTCGGCTGCAGGGCGCTTGAGGCGGAACACGTCTGCCTCGTAGTTCGCAACCCACTGCCAGTCGATGCTACCGTTGTTGCTCCACCAGGCATTCCACCAAGCATCTCCGAAGTACCAGTCTGGCAACTGACCTTCTCCGTACTCACCAGACGACGCCAGTGCAACCTTGAACTCAGTAAGTTCGTCCTGGAACTCCTGGCGAAGCTGAGCGTACGCGCTCTGGTTGTAGTTTCCGCTTGTCTGCTCCGGGAACAACGACTTCTCGATCCGGCAGCATGTGTCCAGTACGATGAGATTCTTTGCCCCATCGCATAGTGCCGGGTCGAGAGTCGTCGGATCCGCCCCTCCCAGGATAACATTGATCCTTCGACGGGATTGCGCGAGCAGGTTATTGACCTGCGTATCCGTTGGACGAGTGTCTGCCGAGAAGACACCAGTCTCCTCGCCGTTGTCATCGAACGTGCGAGCCCACAGCATGGCCTCGACATCGCTGATGTCAACGGCGAGGGGATCAGGCGGAACTGCCATCTACTTGCGGCCTGTCACCCTGGGCTTGGCAGGGACAACGTCGTCCGGCTCGTCATCCAGATCGACCCCGCCGCCACCAGAGATGGACTCCTCGAGCGTCTCGTCCGGATCGCCCGCGCTCGGATCGGCGAACGGGTCGACAGGAGTGGTTTCAGGCACTGGCGCCGCTCCGGTCAGGTCGGTCACTGCGGTGTCCGCATCGACCTCCTCTGCCTGCCCGGAGTCCACGAGCCGCTTTCCTTCGTCGTCCTCGACGTCGAGGACTGCGCCGTGGTGAGCTACGCGCTCGACGTACACAGGAACGACGGCGTTGCGATCCTGCGGCGTGGGCTGGGGCCGATCGATGATCTCCCCAACAAAGGCGAGCGCGTTGGTGATGCGGATTTTCACGTCGTCGCCTACGCGATCCCGGTGACCTGGAGGATCGCCGTCGGGTTGGTGACGAACATGACCGGCCGAACGCTGGCCTGGACCCAGGTGCGCTCGGTGTTGGGCTCGCGGTACGTCTCCGTACCCAGCGGCTTCTCGACCCGCATCTGCCCAGCCTGACCAGTGTCCACGAAATAGCCGGTGCCTGCCGGGACACGGTTAGACGAGATGATGTTGGTGATGCCGAAGTTGCTGAAGACAGCGTCCAGCGTCTGGCCATAGACCATGGCCAGGTTTGCGTAGTCCGACGGATTCAGGAGCAGAAGGTCGTAGTGAACGCCCAGTTCCTGAATGTCCGCCTTGGCCTGCGCAGCTGCGATGTCGCCTGTCGGCTGCTGCTGCGGAGGCGTGGGAGACACACCGCCGAGATTGACAGCCGACCACGAGTGACCCGCGAAGGTCTGACCACTCGCAGTGATGCTGGCCTGGACGACCTGCATCGCGACTGCGTTGATCTTTCGGATGATGGTGTTCGTCATCCGGCGAACCTCGTTGGTGAAGAGGATCGTGTCGTTGCGATCACGAGCCTCGTCCGAGATCCACGTTCTGCCGCCCCACTTCTTCACCGGAGCGATCGAGACTGGGCGCCGATCACCAGTGATGATCGGGAACTCAGAGCCTGGCCCGATCTCCTGCGCATCGCGCGTGGAGTAGATCCAGTTCGAGTCGACGACGTCATAGACGACCGCGCCGCCCGTGACGCCTCCCCCCGAGGTAAAGATCTGATCCGCGACGAACTTCTGCAGGCTGAGATCCATCACCATGGCGGTGATTCTCGTTGGCTGCTGAAGCATCATGTCGACCGTGATCAGCGTACCACTGCTGGTCGGAGGTCCTAGCGGATGCTGGGCGTTCCCCGGAATGCTGGGCATTTCACTCCCTTCTGGTTATCACAGTACGCACCTGGATAAACGTGAACAGCCAGGCCGTACTTTTGGGCTTGATCAGCTGTTCCCTGATCTAGTAGAGCATGATGAACACATCGTTGTTGTTCGTCCCGTCCTGCACGGCCATGCCGACCTTCGGATTGGTGCCAGCCGACGTGATCACCTTCCCGCCGGCCGTGACTTCCAGCTCTGCTCCGGCAGCGATGGCCGCCCCTGCCGTGACCGGCAGGATGAACCCCGCACCGCAGAGCACGGTGGCAGTCGCTCCTGCCGCCACGTCGTAGGCGAGCACGCCAAGCACTGGCGTGGTTCCTGCAGCTGCGGTCTTGGCCGGAAGGTTCGGCTTGTTGACATCCGAAACCGCCGGACCCAGCCACTTGTTCGCCGTATCGTACGCGACGAAGGTCTTGCCGGTGGCAGCCGCTGCGAAAACGCATGTAATGCGATCGCCAGGCTCCTCGATGGGGATACAATCGTTCGCCATGTTTTAGCTTTCCTCCTCTCTGGGTGCGAGATTGCCGATTAGCGGCCGAGCCGCTGACGCTCCTGTGCCGAGAGCCACTCGACAGGGTAGATGGCACCGCCCTGTCCGGTGAGCTCCTCGGGAGCGGGGTTGTTCCCGACTGCGGCCATCGGGATCAGGCCCTTCTGGAGACTTGCGAGCACTGCCGCCGCTCCGGGGTCTGCATCCAGCTGCTTCCGCCAGTGCTTGGCTCGCGCCGGCGGAATCCTTCCGTCCGAGACGGCAGCCATGACGAGGGACTCGCGCTCGTCCGAGATCTGCTTGGCGCGAGCGTCTGCACCGTTCTTGGCGTCACGACGAGTCTGCTCCCAGACCGCCGCGTCGACCGTGACCGTTCCCTCTCCAGTTCCCTCGCTCCCTGGAGGACCTGTGATCGGAGGGATCGGCTGACCTGTCTCCGTGGTGTCCGGAGCGTCGCTCTCGCTCTCGCCGTCGCCGTCGCCTTCGCCGTTCTCGGCGTCCTCGTCCTCTTCATCTGCGGACTCGGTCTCGGCTGCGAGCGCCTTTGCTCTCGCTAGCACGTCGGCTTCGGAAGCGGATGCCTCCATACCGAGTGCCTCGCGAATCGTCGCGAGATCCATCTCCTTTCGCGCCTCCCTTCGGGGTTTTGTTGCTTCAGAGAATACTGCTGCTGCCACCGCCACACGCACTGGCGCTGGTTCGGAGGAGTTGAGTGTCAGGTAGGAGATCTGGGCCGCTGCCAGCCCCGAATTGGGCGCCTCTTCCCCTTTGGGGTCCGGAATGTACTGGATCTTGATGGGAGCCGGGTCACCCCAAGTGACTTCTTCACCGTTGATGGTGAATGGAATGCTGTAGAGCTGACTGCCGTCATCGTTCTCGGCTATGGCCTCGTTGGGATCGAGATACATCTCACGCAGCCACCACCAGAACTGCTCTCCTGTTGCGACTGTGTCGTAGAAGGAGCGCGACAGATCTGCCACATTGATCTGAGCCTTGATTTCCTTGCTCTCCTTGCTCTCCTTTGCATTCGCCACAACGATCACTCCTTCTGGCATGATAGATCCGTAGTAGGGCTCCAGATCGTCCAGTGTCGAGATGCCCGGTAGCACGACGCCCAGAAACGAGACGGCAGTTATGCTTAGCTGCCATGTCTTGCCAGTGGCGGTGGTCTTCGGTGCGAATGATCCTTCGATGGAGCGATTCGGATAGGCGCTCGGGAGAACGAGTGCCAGCCACTCAGGCAGACCCACAGCATCTGCGTAGAGGGTCATACCATCGGCGCTGAGGTGCATGTTCTGGAACGTACCGAATGCGGGCTCTGCACTCGTGTCGTTCAGTGGACCGTCGTGACCGAGCTTGACGCGTGGAGCCTTGATTGCTGGATCGTTGAGTGATGTGATGTAACCCTGCAAGTCCTGCGTTGTGAAACTGGCCGGCCCAGTGCTGAGCGGGTACTCTATCCCGACCTCGATGAGCGGGATACATGGAAGGGTTACGAGTGCAGTCACTGGCGGCGGTCAGGAGGGTCAGTCGGCGGGTGGGGTCTGGGTCCAGTCGGGGCGCGGTGTAGGACCGACACCTGTGGGGGTGCCAGTACCCTGTGCGCCCGGCGGCAGTGCAAAGCGAGTGGACAGATAGCTGTAGAGCTCGCTGCCTGGCTGAATGACGCCTTCCTGGACTAGGACTGCGAGATCCGCAATGCTCAGTGCTTCAGACTCGTGGCGCTTGAATGCGAGACGCGGAGCGGGTGCAGACGTGCCGTAGTTCCAGTCCATCCAGCGCCGAGTGACGTACTGATTGAAGGTGTCGGCAATCTCCCAGGCGATCGTTTCCTGGCTCTGATTGAACCAGCTGACGAATGTCTGTCCCAGTGCTCGGCTGCCAGTCCTTGTTGCACCTAGCTGGACGAACATCTGCATGAAGTTCCTGGCCATCGCCTCATCATGGTACCTGATGCTCGCGAGCGGATCGCTGGTCTGTCCGGAGACTCCGACGAGCTTCAGTTGCATACCTGCTGGGAGTGCACCTCCACTGGCGTCGCCGACCTGATACTGCTGCGCCAGTGCGCTGGCCATCTTGATCTGCTTGTCCGTTGCTCCTTCGCTTAGCTCGACAATGGGAATTCCCATGCCGTTGCGGGCGTGCCGGATGACATCAATCCGCAGGAGCTTGTCCTTCATGAGCCAATCCTGGTAACAAGCGCGCATCATGCTGCGGCCGACCCAATTGGCTCCCTGCTTCTGCCAGACATTCGGTACTAGCCTGTTTGCTGGTATCTCTGTCTCTGACTGGTAGATGGCGTTCAAGGTGCCGCGCGGATCGATCGAGAATGCTGTGATCGTTTCCTGTGGGCGCGGGCAAATATCGTCGATATGCCAGATATTTGTCTGGTCGTCGTACATCCCCGTGATCTCGAAATAACTGAATCCGTAGACCAGAAATTCGAGAGCTTGCTCGAGATAGTCGCCCCAGTCAAAATCTCCTGGGGGTGCAGGAGTGGGCTTGTCTTCCTGGCCGAGAATTGGTAGGCCGAGCTCTGCTGCGTACTGTTTTGTGGGACGTGGATTGGCACCGTTCGGCTCGACATACCAGAGGTAGCGTCTGATGGGGAATGTGCTACCCTTGAAGAGTCCGTCGATCTGACTGTCGTTTCGCATGAGATTGTAGGTTCTCATGCTGTTCGGCCAGCTGAGAGCGGTATTGGGGTCGTCAAGGAACGGTAGGGTGGGTGCCTGCTGTGCTGTGCGTGCTTGTGCTGTGTAGGGTACGTACAGATTGAGGTTCTGGGGCGGTGGGTTCCATCCCAGGTCTGTAGTGGGGGCGGGTGCGGGGGCTTGGGTGTCTGTCAAAACTGAACCTTGAAGATATCCTTTAGAATATCTCCGGTAGATTCTGTGGCTGTGAGCTCTGTTGTGCTAGCACTGGCGCTGGGTGGGGGGTGAAGGGGCGCGGTGTGCTGGGCTAGGAGTCTGAAGAGGTCTTCGTCTGTGAGGGGGCTACTTTGCCATACGGACATGGCTGCAGCGTCTGCCTCGTTCGGAGATGGATTGCCTGTGCGCTTAGCGTAGTCTTCCTTAGACTCGATCTGAATGCGGCCCCGGTTGTTGACGAACCAACGTAGGGTGGTGAGCTGATGCTCTAGATCTTCTGTGGGAGTGTCTGGCGGGATGAAAATTGTGCGTGCCTTGAAGCGTTCTCGTAGGGTCCAGAATGCTTCGGCTCGTGCGTTCTGAAATCTCTGTGGGTCTGTAGCACTGGCGGCTGCGGTAAAAGGGAAGGCGGCTAGGCTGAGTGCTCGTAGATTGTCGAGAACTCCTGCTCCTACGCCCGTAGCGTCTACATTGACTTCGGAATTGGGGTGAGCTGTGAGGAGTGACTTGATGAGGTTTGTGTTCTGGGTAGTGTCGTTGCCGTTGATTGATGTGATGAACTCGAGTTCGATCTGAGTTGTGTCTGCTAGAGAGAGTGTACGGTAGATTGTGGTGTAGTCTGCTCCGTAACGAGCAATATCTGCTCCGAATGTATAACGAGTGTTACTGGGGGTCTGAGGGAGTTGGGTGCACTGGCGCGGGGGTGTGGTGTGGAGTGCTGCTTTGAAGTCGCTTGTAGTGATGATACTGAAGTCAGATTGCTTGGGGAACAGACCGCGCACCTTGCTCTGGTAGAGTGGGCTGTCCTTGCCCCAGCGCTCTGCGCGTTCTCGTACCCACTGCTTGCTGAGGAGGCTTTTGCGCACTGTCGGATGGATGGTTGTGCGCTCTGTGGTGAAATTGGGAGACTGTAGTCCGTCGAGGTGGATGACGTGCCACCCACTGTCCTTTTGACAGATTTCAAAGAAACGGCTCGTGGGGTCGTCCGGATTCCCGATTGCGAGTACTCTGGCCTCTTTGTTTGTCGCGAGTGTATCGACCGCGTCCCAGATACTTGGGTGAACGCCGTTTGCCTCGTCGATTATGATTAGTGTGTAGGGTGTGTGAATGCCCTGGAATGCGTCTGGGTTATTGTCTCCAGGCTTTCGTCCATAGGCTATGAGCAAATCTTGATCTGAGCGTGTGATTTTAGTGTGAGTTTTGGCGTGCCCGCGAGTCCTTCCCGTTCCCGGGCGTGTGCGTGTGCCGGGCGTTGCGAACATTTTACTGTCTGCTGTGATACGAGTAAGGTTGCGCTTTGCAGGGGGCAGACGTTTGTGACCTGCTCTGATCTCGCGCCAGAGAATTGAGTTGACCTGATGAGTCGTAGGGGCTGTCGTAACTACGAATGCACTGCCTATGGGGTGAATGTCGGGGTCCAACCACCACAAGGCTATACGGCTGGCTGCGTAGCTCTTTCCTACGTCGTGTGCTGCGTGTACTGCCGTGTAACGGTTGTAGTAGACACTGCGTGCGATGGAGCGCTGAGCTGACCAGAAGTGTTCTGCTAGGGTGGTTTGGGCCCACTCACTGGCGATGGGTCGGGGGCGTGGGGTGTAGGGGTTGCTGTGAGATTGGTGGTCTGTGTTGTGTGTGTTGTGTGTGGGGGTGTGTTGTGATATGTAATCTGTGAGTAGGTCTGCTATAGCGGTTGCGGTGAGTTCTTCGGCGCGAGATGGCGCGCGTGTGCCTGTTAGTCTGTTGTAGGGAGTAAATGACTTGATGTGTGTCAAGCTGTAAGCTCTGGTACCTTGCGGAGTTCCGTGGATATATGTGTTATTAGGGCGTTCTTCTTGCGGCGGGGTAGGGTGCGCAGGGATGGGTGTGTGTCTAGTGCGGCGAGTATGATTGATGTGAGGGTTTGGGCTGTCTCTAGTGCGTTGTTTAGCTGCTGCTGCTCTATACCGAGTCTGATTGCTTCTATGGCGATGCTTGTTAGGTGCTTACGCTCCCAACGAGCTGTTTCTGATTGGAGGTCTTGCGTGCGGTGGACTAGGGCGTTTGTACGGGCCAATTCTTCCCAGAGGGCTTCTTCTGGTGTAATTGGGATGGGGGTGAGTGGTTGCACTGGCGGCGGTTCGGGG